GCGAACAACCCCCGGATCAACGACGGCGCGGTGTCCGCGGTCGCTAACAGCATTCGCGAGTTCGGCTTTCAGAACCCCATCATCGTGGACGAGTCGGGCGTCGTCATCTGCGGACATACGCGCCTCAAGGCCGCGCGCCGGCTCGGCATGAACGAGGTTCCCACCGTCACGGCAACCGGACTCACTGAGGACCAGATCCGCGCATACCGCCTCGCCGACAACAAGACCGGCGAGATAGCAGAGTGGGACATCGGCAGGCTGACGCTGGAGCTTGAGAACATCGAACTAGACATGCTCCAGTTCGGGTTCATGGACATCGACCTCCCTGGATACGAGGAACCCCAGCCTGCAAAGGATCCCGGCGCCCAGATAGACAAGGCTGAAGAGCTCCGGGAGAAGTGGGGCACGGAAGCCGGCCAGCTCTGGCAGATACCCAGCCGGAGCATGCCGGGGCGCGAGCACCGACTGCTCTGCGGCGACAGCACAAGCGTTTCGGATGTGGAGCGCCTCATGGCTGGCGAGCGGGCCGTCCTCTTCGCCACAGATCCGCCTTACGCCGTTGCGTATGACGGCACGAACCACCCGACCAATGCACAGTCACGACCCAGCAAGAACAAGGACTGGTCTGAGAGCTACAAAGACTGGGACAAGCTCGGGGCCAGCGCCGCGGAGGCGCTCTACGACGGATTCTGCCAAGTGGCCCGCGACGTGGCGATCGCAGACGAGGCGGCCTGGTACTGCTGGCACGCGAGCGTCAACGTGCGCTTGGTGTTCGGCGCCTGGGAGAAAGCCGGGGCATTTGTCCACCAGCAGATCATCTGGGTCAAGTCGCGGCCCATACTCGGTCGGAGCTGGTACATGTGGCAGCACGAACCCTGTCTCTTCGGGTGGGTATCGCCGCACAAGCCCAAGCGGACGGCAGAAGACAGCCCCCGCACGGTCTGGGAGATCGAGTCCTTCTCCCAGAAGGAGAAGCCCGAACACCCCACGCCGAAACCCCTCGAGATCTTCGCGATCCCTATGCGCCAGCACACGGAACCCGGGGACATCTGCTACGAACCGTTCTCCGGCTCCGGCAGCCAACAGGCGGCTGGCGAGCAGATCGGCCGCTTGGTCTACGGGTTGGAACAGGAGCCTCGCTACGTGGCGGTCATCCTAGAGCGCCTGCAGGGTATGGGGCTGGAACCAGCGCTGACGGAGTAGGGCGACCAATGACGAGAAAGAAGGTCCTCACTCTCCAGGAGCAGGCCGAGAAGATGCTCAAGATCGCTCAGGCCGGTGGGGTCGAGCACAACTTCTTCTTCATCACGACGTTCAAGCGCTACCAGGTCCAGATGAGGATGCTCTCCGAGCTTGAGCAGCGCATGAACGAGGACGACGTTCTCGTCGAGAAGGAGTACATCAAGGGGCGGAAGAACCTCTACGTCAATCCGGCTGTCGGCGAATACAACAAGACCACCGACAGCGCCAACCGCACCGTCACCACTCTTATTCGGATCATCACGGACTTGCGCATGGGAGGCGCCGGGGAGAAGGACAAGGACCCGCTCCTTGCCTATATCTACGGAGGCAAGTGAGCGCGGTCGAGACCTACTTCGGCGGCATCCTCTCGGGCGAGATCGTGGCCTGCGAGAAGATGCGCCTGGTTGCAGAGCGCGTCATGCGCGACTACCAGAACCCCGGGGTCTACCACTTCGACCAGGCCATGGCGGACAAGCACACCGGCTTCATCGAGCGCTTCTGCTTTCTGCCGGCGGGACGAGTGGGAGTCCCCTTCAAGTTGGAGCTTTTCCAGAAGGCCATCCTCGAGGTGGTCTTCGGGTTCGTTGATGACTTCGGTCTGCGCAAGATCAACGAGGTCCTCTGGATCATGGGCCGCAAGAATGCGAAGACGACCACCATCGCAGCGGTCGAAATCGACATGACGGCCAACGACGGAGAGTTCGCGCCCGAGACCTACAACGTCGCGACCAAGCTGGACCAGGCGAAGAAGGGCTTTGACAACTGCCTGAAGATGATCAAGCAATCGCCGGAGCTTCGAAGGCACTTTCACAAGCGCATTGCCGACCTGCACTTCCCGCCGAACATGGGCGTGATCAAACCACTGGCCTCAAACACGAGCACGCTCGACTCGCTCGACATCTCGTGCGGCGTGGTCGACGAGCTCGCGGCGATCAAGAACCGAGATCTCTACGACCTCATCAAACAGGGCGGTGGCGCCCGCAGACAGCCGCTGCTCTTCTGCATCTCCACGAACGGCTTCGTGCGGGACAACATCTTCGACTCCCAATACCAGTACGCCACCGACTGGCTGTACGGCAAGCTGAGCGAACTGGCCGAGAACTTCATCGCCTTCATCTACGAGCTCGACGACCGGGCCGAATGGGACAAGGAAGAGTGCTGGATCAAGGCAAACCCTGGCCTCGGAACCATCAAGAGCTTCGACTTCCTCCGGCAGTCCGTAGCCAAAGCCAAGGACGACCCGGCATACAAGCCGACCGTCATGGTGAAGGACTTTAATCTCATCGAGCACACGGCGACGGCCTGGCTGAACTACGGAGACATCGACACCCGCGAACCGGATCCGGAGCAGCCGGGGAAGACGCGACCGGCGACGTATGACTTCAAGGCCATGGGTTTCCGCTACGGGATAGGTGGCTTCGACGCGGCTGACAGCATCGACCTGAACGCCGCCGTGGCGCTCTGCCAGCGGCGCTTTCCAGAGAATCATCCGCAGGCCGGAGAGGTCGACCCGCGGATCTACCTGCGTTCGATGTACTGGTTGCCCGAGTCGGTTCTCGAGGCGGATGCGGCCAGCGGCAATCGACGCGAGCGGGACAACGTGCCCTATCTGCTCTGGGAGCAGCGGGGCCTCCTGCGCACTTACTCGGGCAACAAGGTCAGCAAGCACGTCTTCCTCGACTGGTACCGGGAACTCAAGTACGAAGACGACCTCTACCTCTTTGCGATCGGCTACGACCCCTGGCACATCGACGACTCGCTGCTGGCCGAGTTCGAGGCGGAGTTCGGCAAGAACGCGATGATCAAAGTGCGGCAAGGCGTGGCCACCATGAGCGAGCCGCTCAAAGAGCTGAAGGCCGACTTCAGAGCGAACCGCATCGTCCACAACTCACACCCGATCGACATGTGGTGCATGAGCAATGCCGAGGTGAAGACGGACATCAACAGCAACATCCAGCTGGTCAAGGGGACCGACCCGCGCAAGCGGATAGACGGCCTGGTCGCCCTGGCCTGCGGATACATCGCCCTCGGAGCCAAGCGCGACGATTACCTGAATCTGATCTGAGGGAGGGCTATGGGGCTTTTCGACAAGATCTTTGGCCCGCGACCGGCGCAGAAGGCTGATAGCGTCCACGAATACTTCAAGACGCTGACAGCCTACATGCCGGCCTTCAGCACCTGGCAGGGCTCGATCTACGAGATGGAGCTGACGCGGGCGGCCATTCATGCCGTCGCCAATCACGCCTCGAAGTTGAAACCGGAGATAGTGGGGAGCGCTCGGCCGGCGCTCAAGGGTATGCTCGCGGTGGAGCCGAACGGCTACATGAACACGGCCCAGTTCCTCTATCGCCTTGCCACCATCCTGTACATGGACACCACGGCCTTCATCGTCCCGCTCACCGACCCGACCGGGACAAGCCTTGCCGGTTACTACCCGCTCATGGCCGCGCGGACGGAGATCGTAGAGGTCGAGAGCGAGGCCTGGCTGCGATACACGTTCTCCAACGGCCAGCGGGCGGCCATCGAGTTCTCGCGGGTGGGAGTGCTCACGAGGTTCCAGTACGCCGATGACTTCTTCGGCTCCGGCAACCAGGCATTGTCTCCCACGCTGGACCTGCTGACGATCCAGCGCGAGGGCATGGAAGAGGCGGTCAAGTCCGCGGCCACCATCCGGTTCATGGCCAAGCTGGGCCAGACGCTCCGACCGGAGGACATCAAGGCGGAGCGTGACAGGTTCGCCGCCGACAACCTCTCGGCCGAGAACAAGTCGGGCGTCATGATGTTCGACGCGAAGTACGCGGACATCAAGCAGATCGAGTCCAAGCCCTGGCTGATCGACGCGGAGCAGATGGGCCTGATCAAGGCCAACGTCTTCAGCTACTTCGGCGTCAACGAGAAGATCCTCCAGAACGACTACGACGAGGATGCCTGGAACGCATTCTACGAGGGGGCCATCGAGCCCTTCGCCCTCCAGCTCGGCCTGGAGATGACCCGCATGACATTCACCCGGGCGGAGCGGGCCCGGGCCAACGAGATCATGTTCAGCTCGAACCGGCTGCAGTATGCCTCGAACACGACCAAGGTGAGCGTCGTTACTCAGCTGGTCGACCGCGGCTTGATGAGCAACTTCGGAGCCGCCGACGTGTTCAACCTGCCCAAGCCTCCTGGTGAGGAACGCTGGGTGATCCGGGGCGAGTACATCGACATCGCCAATCTGCCGACCAACACCGTCGAGAACGCGAAGACGTATCTGAACCCCGCGAACAACGGAGGGGGAGACAATGCCAGCCAAAACTGAGAAGCGCCAATATCGGGCGCTGGTGAGCCTTCTGCCGGCGCAAGAGGGAAGCAAGAAGCGCTTCGACAGCGAGCACTACGTCGAAGGTTACGCCGCCACATTCGACCAGCCGTACAAACTGTGGGGAGACTACAGCGAGCAGATCGACCGGAACGCTCTCTCCGGCGCCGACGTCACCGATGTGATCATGCAGTACGACCACGCCGGCAAAGTCCTGGCTCGGCTGTCGAATGACACGCTGATCATCGAAGCAGACGACCATGGCATCTTCGTGGCCGCCGACCTCTCCAAGAGCAAGGCCGCCAGGGACCTATACGAAGAGATACAGGCGGGGCTCATCACCCGCATGTCCTGGGCTTTCACGGTGCTCGAAGACAGCTTCAACTCCGATACCAAGACCTGGACGATCCTGAAGGTCAAGAAGATCTTCGACGTGTCGGCGGTCAGCATACCGGCCAACGACGCGACCCAGATAAGCGCGCGCGCACGTGTCGACGGAGTGATCGAGACGGAGCACCGGGAGTCGGAAGCGCGCAAGGCCCAAGTACTGAAAGTGCTCACTCGACTCTAGGAGGACAATGATGCATCCGAGACTGCAGGAGATCGAACAGCGGCTGGCCGAGATCCGCGGCCTGCTCGACACCCCCGACGCCGACCTCGCGGCTCTGGAAACCGAGATCGAGGGTCTGACCCAAGAGCGCAAGGCCATTGCCGAAGCGGCCGAGCGCAGGTCCAAGCTCGTCGCGGCTGTGGTCCAGGGCGACCATCCGGTCGTTCGCAGCTTCCCGACCCCCGTGGCCCATCCCGAAGAAGAGCGGACCTTCGACGCAGGCTCGGTCGAGTACCGGAACGCCTACCTCAAGAAGTTGGTCCACGGCACTCGGAACCATCTGGGCGAACTGAACGAGGTCGAGAAACGCGCCTGGACCTACCTGACCACAAACACCACGGCCGTGCTCCCCACCGGGATCCAGCTCGGCATCGTGGACATGATCCGGGACAAGTACGCGATTCTCGGCGACTTGAGCATCACCGGCTTTGAGGGCGCGGTCGAGTTCCAGCAGGTGTCCGCCATCGTCGAAGGCGATGCCGCTGAGACCAACGAGAATGTGGCCAACGCCAACAACCTGAAGGTCACCATCGCCAAGATCGGGATGACCGGGGTGGAGTTCCGCGATTCCGCCAAGATCGGCAACAAGATGCGGATCCAGTCTATCGACCAGTTCGAGAGCTGGCTCATCGACACGCTGTCGGACCGCATCGGCAACAAGATGAACGTGCACGTGTTCGACGCCATCGACGGCGACATCGTCGTAGGGAACAAGTCCACGCCTTCCAGCCTCGACGACGCCGCTATCCGGGCGGCCTTCGCTGTGCTCTTCGGCGGCCGCGGCGCCCGCATGGTGTACGCCAATACGGCCACCATCTGGAACCAGATCGCCGCTGTTGTGGACTCCGATGGCAAGAAGCTCTTCGTGCCCAACTCGCTCGACAGCGACCCGACCGTTCAGGGCCGCATGTACGGGTCCGCCGTGAAGACGGACGACACCCTGGCCGACGATGTGATCTACATCGGCTATCCGGGACAGGTGAAGGCCAACATGTTCGAGGCTCCGAACGTGGAGTCCGATCGTGACGTGGAGACCCGCGAGACCGTGTTCGGTGGCTACGCGCTCTTCGAGGCGCGGATGGGCGACACCCGCAGCTTCGCCCAGATCACCATCACTGTTTCCTAGAGTGCCCGAGGCCACGACCGAGGGAGCCGTCCTTAGCGGCGGCTCCCTCACCTCGTCTTTAGCAACCATCTTCGCGGAAACGGTCTGCCTGGAGCGCGACGTGTTGGACCGGACCACAGCTCATGCCCTGGACCGGCTGCTCTCGCGCCTGGCCTCCGTCGAGCGTTACCGCATCATCCGCAAGTACGTGCGGGGCGTGGTGATCGACGCCGCCTGTGGCACCGGCTACGGCTCTTGGATCCTTTCCAAGTGCCCGGCTGTTGATCAGGTGGTCGGGTTGGACGTCAGCCAAGAGACGGTAAAACGGGCCGGCGAGGAGTTCCCTGAGTGCCTGTTCCTGGGTGCCGACTTCTCAGACGTCTACTTCAGCCGGACTTTGAGGAGTCTCAGCCCTGACACCATCGTCTCGGTCGAGACCATCGAGCACCTGAACGAGCCTGAGAGGTTCATCGCCGAGATACTCGGCTCGGGTGCGTCGCGCTTCATCGTGACCTTCCCTGCCTTCGAGACGGTCAGCTTCAATCCCTACCATGTCCGCGACTGGACCCTCCCGGAGGTAAACACACTGATGGAACACGAGCCGGTGGTGGCTTTCGTCATCGATGACGCCGTGCAGATGGCGGTGTACGACCTATGAAGGTATCGGCCTGGTGCTCGCGGAGCCCCTACATCGACCACGTGCTCCCCGTCTGGAGAGCGCTACCAGAGGAAATCAAGGGCAGGTTCTACGTCCACCCCGATCAGCGGGCCTATGCTGAGGCGCTCGGACTGGAGCCGGTCGACCTGCACAGCCAAGAAGGTGACGATCTACTCATCGTCTGTTCGCGTTCGGAGTTCGGCCGTCTACCCAAAGGCGTCCCCATAGTCTTTCTGGAGCATGGAGCCGGCGCAAGCTACGACGGATCGCATGTGGTAGCACTACACGCCAGCTACATGCCGCCGGTGGCGGCAGTGCTGACCACGCCGGCGCAACAGCGGGCGCATCGGCAAGTCTTCGGTGACCGCGTGCACGTCGTGGGATGCCCGAAACTGGACCAATGGGCCACGTACAAGCACAAGAAGAGCCGCCCGCCAGTGGTGGCATTCTCACACCACTGGGACGAAAAGCGTCTCCCGGAGACTCGTTCGTCCTGGCCGTGGGACGCTGAGGCCTGGGGAAAGGTCGCAGCCTCCGGGCGCTACCGGGTGATCGGCCACAAACACCCGGTCGACAAACGGGATATGGAGGGCTGGTGCCAGGACCACGGCATCGAGTTCGTGGAGCGCTTCGCCGAAGTGCTCGATCGTGCGGACCTCTACGCGGCCGACAACTCCTCCACCCTGTATGAGTTCGCCGCAACCGGCCGCCCCGTCGTTGTGCTTTCGCCGCCCTGGTACCGGCGCGACGTCGACTACGGGGCGCGGTTCTGGTCGCACGTGCCCGGTCTCGAGTGCGCGATCGCCGAGCACCTGGAGGCCGCCATCGCCGAAGCGCTGAAGGACGTCCCGGAACGTGTGCGCTTGCGTGAGGCGGCAGTCGAGGCGGTATACGGGCCCATGGACGGGCAGGCCACCGAGCGCTGCGTGACCGCGCTTGAGGCACTGAAGAACATCGACTTGGCCAACCTTCCTCCAACGAGGCACCCACCGAAACCGAATCCGAAGAGACAGACGGGCTCACTGCGCTATCCAATCACCCTGGGGGTGAACTGCGAGCTAGAGGGAGTGTCGTACCCCAAAGGCTCACGTGTGGACCGTGACACGGCCGTAGCCCTCAGGGCGGCAGGGCAACTCAGAGACCCGCGCATCCAGTAGGGGAGGGACATGGCGGCAGACGCACTGATAAGCGCCGTGAAGACGGCCCTGCGCGTATCAAGCAGCGCCTATGACGATGAGATCGAGGGCATCGTCGATGCGGCCGTCGTCGATCTTATCCTGTCCGGAGTGTCAGCCTCTGCCGCCGGCGCGACGGAACCCGTTCCGCTTATCAAACGGGCCATCATCATCTACGCCCAGGCGCAGTTTGGCCTGGACAATCCTGACAGCGAAAAGTACATGGCCTCGTTCCGGTCGCTCGAAACTCACCTGGCCCTGTCTGCTGAGTACCAGCAGGCCGCGACGACAGGCATCGCCGGAGACATCGAAGCGGGGAGCGCGGAGCTCACAGTGGACGACGCAACGGCCGTCTCTGAGGACGCCTGGCTGAGCGTCGCCGGCGCAGGCGCGGGCGGGGCGCTGCTCATCGCTCAGGCCACGGCCATCGTGGGCAGTGTAGTCACGCTCTCCCGCCTGGCGGCCACGACGGTCACAGACGCAGCGGTGACGGTGCTGTGAGATTCGATGCAGTCATAGATCTCGTGGCGCTTACCTACACCAAGGATTCGATAGGCCAGGAAGTGGCCGTGCCCACGTCGCGCCAGGTCTACGCGAACGAGTTCTCCCTGTCGGCCGGCGAGTTCTACGCCGCGGGTGCGCAGGGTTTGAAGCCCGAGCGGCAGTACCAGATACGCGCAATCGACTACCAGGACGAGCCGCGCCTGGTGGCAGACGACATCGAGTTCGCCATCATCCGCGTGGATCGCCGCGGGGAATGGACGCGGCTCATTTGCCAGCGCAACGTGGCCAACAGGACGGAGGTGGTGAGCTGATGGCCAGAACAATCGGCGGCACTGACGTGGGTCGCGCCATCGCGGACGCCCTGCGGGACTACACCGAGGAGGTATCCGAGGCCATCCGGAAGGAGGTGGACGACGCGGCGACGGACATCAAACGGACCATCCAGACGACCGCCCCGGCGGACACGGGGAAATACCGCAAAGGGTGGCGGATCCACAAGCGGGACAGCAAAGGGGTTACGAGCCGCACCGTCCACAACGCCAAGGTCCCCGGACTGCCTCACCTGCTCGAGCACGGGCACGCCAAGCGCGGCGGAGGCCGGGTGGCTGCTCGGCCGCACATCGCGCGGGCGGCCGAACCGCGGCTGAAAGAGATGGAAGAGAACATCAAGCAGATCATCGAGAACGGCGGCTAGACGGTGAACGCCCAGGATCTCCACGAGGGCTTGGCTCAGACGGGCTACCCAGTGCGCTACCGGGCCTTCAAGCAGCCTCCGGCGCTGCCCTACATCGTCTATCTCTTCGCCAACTCGGCCGATCTGATGGCAGATAACGAGAACTACCAGACCCTGAGCGACTTCCAGGTGGAGCTCTACAGCGAAGACAAAGACCTCATGGCCGAGGCCGCAGTGGAGGCGGCGCTCAAGGGCATGGGTCTCGCCTGGGCGAAGTCCGAGGCTTACATCGATAGCGAGCAGATGGTGGAAATCCTCTACGAAGTACGCATCGTCGAGACAGATGGAGGCATATCGTAATGGCTGACAACAAGGTTCTTTTCGGTCTCAAGAGCGTCCACTACGCCCTCATCACGAATGAGGCGACGCCCACCTATGGAGCGCCGGTGGCGGTCCCGGGGTCAGTGGCGCTGGCCCTCGCCCCGGAAGGTGGGCAGGAGAACTTCTACGCCGACAACATCGCCTACTACGTGACCAACACCAACAACGGTTACAAGGGCACCGTGGAGATGGCCCTCCTGCCTGACGCCATGCTGGCGGCTCTTCTCGGCTGGGAAGTCGACGAGAACGGCGTCCTGGTCGAGATCGCCGATGCTGAGTCGGTGCCGTTCGCTCTGCTCTACGAAGTGGACGGGAACGCGCAGGACAAGCGCTACATCTTCTACAAGTGCATCGCCAGCCGCCCCAAGGAAGAGCGGGGCACCAAGACGGACAAGGCGGACATCAAGACGGGCGTCCTCGACATCACCGTCACGCCCATCGAGATCGACGACACGCTGGTGGTCAAGGGTTCCGTCGAGAACACCGTGGCCAACGCGGCCGTCTATGCGGCCTGGTACACGGCCGTGACTGTGCCGACGTTCGCGGTCTCCTGATGCGCGAGGTCATCGTAGGGGAGAAGACGATCACGATCGTCGCCTCCCCTATTACCCCCTACATCTACAGCCGCGAGTTCGGCCCCAAGGCTGATCTCCTCGGCGATCTCTCGAGCTTCCAGGCGGCCGTCGACGGCCACCCCGAGGATGCGCGCTTCTTCGTGCTCTTTAAGATCCTCTGGGCCATGGCCAAGACGGCCAAGATGGGGGCGGAGTTCCCCAACTTTGAAGCCTGGCTGGGAACGGTGGACATCACGTTCGCCGACCAGGCCATATGGAAGGAAGTCATCGCTGAAGCGATGTGGGGCTTCTTTCGTAAGGCCTCGCCCGACGAGGCAGTCCAAGAGCGCTGACCCTCGCTTCGAGGAGGATGTCCCCCTGGGCATCCTGGTCACCGCCAAGCGCATCGGCTTCTCCTTCTCCGAGCTCAACCTCCTCAGCTTAGAAGACTACGTCTCGTTCTGCGAGATGTGGACGGGCGAGGATGAGGACGCCCCCCGCCGGGCCACACAAGCCGACATCGACACCATGCTGGGATGAGGAGGTGAGTGCGTGCCTATCAAGGGCCTGACAGTTGAGATCGGTGGCGAGACCAAGGGGCTGCAGGCGGCCCTCAAGGATGTCGGCCGGGTCTCTAACGACATAAACAAAGAGCTCGGCCAGATCGAGAAGGGCCTCAAGTTCGACCCCCAGAACACCGTCCTCCTGGCGCAGAAGCACGAGCTCCTCCAGCAGAAGATAGGCGAGACGAAGAAGAGTCTGGACGTGCTCCGCCAAGCGGAAGAGCGCGTAGAGGCCATGTACAAGTCCGGCGAGATCGACAACGGTCAGTACCGCGAGTTCCGCCGGCAGGTCGAGACCGCCGAGAGCAAGCTGAAGACGTTCGAGAAGCAGGTCAAGGACGTCGAGGACGCGCAGAAGAAGGCCGGTAAGACAGCTGGCGAGTGGGGGCAGAAGCTCAAGGACGGCTCGGAAAAGGCCGCGCTCGGAGCCGGCGCCGCCGCCGGAGCCGCCTTTACCGCCGGCTTCTTGGGGGGCATGGATGTAGAGAAGGCCAGCGACAAGCTGGTCGCGCAACTCGGAGCCTCCGGCAAGGACGCGGAGCGTTACGGAGAGGTGGCCGCCAACCTGTACGCAGGGGCCTGGGGCGACTCCATGGAGGACGTCACCGGTGCCGTGGGCGCGGTCGTCACCTCCATCGGAGGCATGCGGGAGGCGTCGGACTCCGAGCTGGAGGACATGACGGCCAAGGTCATGGACTTCGCGACGGCCTTCGAGGTCGACGTGCCGCGGGCGGCTCAGGTCGCAGGGCAGATGGTCAAGGCGGGGCTGGCCGATAACGCCACTCAGGCGCTGGACCTACTCACCCGCAGCATGCAGAACGTCCCCGCGGCTGTGCGCGACGACATCATGGACGCGGTCGACGAGTATGGACCGTTCCTGGCCTCTATCGGCATCGATGGTCCGCAGGCTTTCGGATTGCTGGTCAAGGGCGCCGAGCGGGGCATGTACGGCATCGACAAGACCGGCGACGCCCTGAAAGAGTTCACCATCCGGGCTACCGACATGAGCAAAGCCTCCGGGGAGGCCTACGACATCCTCGGCCTCTCCCAGGAAACGATGACGCACAAGCTCCTCGTGGGCGGCGAGGAAGGTGCTAAGGCATTCGACCAGATCGTCAAAAAACTGCTGGCCATCGAAGACCCGGTTAAGCAGTCACAGGCCGCGCTGGCTCTGTTCGGCACGCCGCTAGAGGATCTGTCCGTCCAGGAGATCCCCGCCTTTCTCAAGGGACTGGACGACGCCAAGGGCAGCCTGGGCGAGGTCGACGGCGCGGTCTCGGAGATGGGGGAGACGCTCAACGACAACGCGGCCACCTCCCTGGAGGCATTCAAGCGCCAGGTGCAGCAAGCGCTGGTGGAGAAAATGTCGGACGCACTCCCCGCCATGCAGGGCGTGTTCGATTTCCTCAGCCAATACAGCGGCATCATCGTCCCATTGGTGGGAGCGCTCGCCGGTTTTGCAGGTGTGATCGCCGCGATCTCCGCGGCCATGAAGGCCTGGGCGGTCATCCAGCTTGTCCTGAACGCCTCCCTCTGGGCCTCGCCTATCACCTGGATTGTCCTCGCTGTGGTTGCGCTTGCCGCGGCCGCCTACCTGCTGATCAGGAACTGGGATACCGTCGCCGCCTTCTTCGGCGGGTTGTGGGACACCGTGAAGGAGGCCTTCGGCGCGGCCAAAGACTGGATCGTCGAGAAGATGGGCTCCTTGAAGGACGGGGCGCTGGAGAAGCTAGACGCTCTGGTCGCCTTCGTGACCGGCCTGCCGGAGGCCATCCTGAGCGCCCTGGGCGACCTCGGCAGCCTCCTGCTGGATGCCGGCAAGGCGCTGCTTCAAGGTCTGCTCACCGGGGCGACGTGGGTCTGGGACAACCTGGTTGCGCCCTACCTCAATCTGCATCTGAAGATTCTAAAGGCCGTCGGGTCTCTGGTGTCCGTTCTGCTCAACGCTGGCAAGGACGTGCTTCGCGGTCTCCTCTCCGGCCTGAAGTGGCTGTGGGATATGGAGGTCAAGGGCTGGCT